CTTCAAAATATCTCCGCTTAAAACGACAATTTTTGAACCACCGTCAATCAATTCTATACTGGATCCTTGAGGAATGCTTACATTTTTTACAATGTAAGAATCAGCTGATCCACCACTAGCTGTGCTAGTAATATAGACATCTGCTTGAATTGTTTGTGTTACTATATTGGTTAATCTTATTCCTATTAAAGCGTCGTCTGAATTTGCAGTTATTATAGTACGTGGTGTCGTACCAATAGCTACGTCTCCTGAACCATCCGCTGCAACTGCTCTCTCAAAATCTTGTGCCATATCTATCCTTGTATCATAGGGCGACGGCCATTGCAATCACGAAGCCAGCGGAAGCCCCTGCGGTTCCACTTGATGCTGACGTAATTCTACCTTTAGCGTCTACTGTTAAATTTGTTGATGTATAACTTGCCGCACTCACTCCTGAAGTAGCTAAAGTTAAAGCACCTCCTGAAGCTAGAGTTGCATCTCCTGATACAGCTACTTCTTCAAAACTTGCTCCATCTCCTACTAGAATTTTACCTGAAGTATTATCTGGTAGAGAAAGTGTTCCTCCAATAGTTAAATTATTACCAATTGAAACATTATTGCTGTGATCCTCCACCACTGCTTTACTTGCTGGTAAAGCACAAAATACATTTTTTGTTCCTGCACTAAAATCAACAGCACTATCACTGTTTGAACTTGTATAAACATTAGTCCTAGCAATGTTAGCACTTGATCCGTCTAAGGTCCCGTGTCCTACTTCCCATTCATTAGCTGTTTGATGAGCTATAACATAGTAAGTAGTATTACTATTTCCAACACCTGCAGAAAATGTTTCAAAACCACTTACCGCTCCAGCAAACGCAAAGCTTCCTGTGCCGGTAGTAGTCGAGGTTTCTTTTACTCGATCATTAAGGACAAACGCCATTTCGTTGTCCTACGATAATCTTAATATTGCATTAGTAGTATCAGCCGCTGGAAAAGTAATTGTAAACGTTCCATTAGACGCAGTAAAATCTGCACCGAACGCTAAAATACAAACAGCATCCGTGGTTCCCGAACCACCATCAGTTGTTGTATTATAAATCATTGCTCCATTTGCTGTAAAACTAGCAGACGTCCACTGTGGATTATTACTCCAATCAACATACGCTGTTGAAGCAGATGAACCACCTGTAACTGATTGACCAGTTAACGCTTGGCCTCCTGCTACATAAGCACTTCCTGATGAATTAGTAACTTCATTAGAAGTTGAATAGTCTGTAGTTGTGGCACCTAAACTTGCACTTGATGTAAACAAGGCAATTTTAAAAGTATCTCCACCATTTGCAAAATCGTGCTTACTCTCTAAAAGCTCTTGCTTAAAGGTGTTACACACTGCCTGTGATATTGCCATTTTTATCTCCTTTTATGGTTGTTGCGATTTAAGAGGAGTCCTTAAAACCCCATCCATATATTCATCTCTTCTGCCACGACCTTGTTGCTCTATAGACAAGTCTTGTAATGCATTTGCATAAGACTGCTCATATTGAGCAAGTAAATCATAGGGGCCTTTGAGATATTTTAAGGCCTCGCAGAGACACGCATACAACAACGTTCTAGGAGCATTTGTACTTACCCAGGTAGTCGTATTTGTAGACGATAGTCCTGTTGGTAGCTTATTTAAAGCTATTTCTATATTATATGCGACATCGGGAGTAGGTGCAAGATATAATGTCCCCTGCTTCCAATTAGAATAATAAACTGGTGTTCCGGTAGATGTTCTATCAGGCCAATATTCATTCATAAATGACACATCTTTTTGTTCTAATTTTGTACGAGAATTTCCTAAACTTTGACCATATATTTGTACTGATCTGATTAATGCTGTATCAGTAATAGCCGATCCAGGTAATGAAACAAAAGAGTTACTTGCTGTTAAAGCGGCAATTTGATAAGATCTAAAAACATCTAAATCTACTTCTCTAAAAATACGATTTTCAGCAAATTCTATAAAATCATTAACAATTGCTGTAGTAAATATATTTGAATCTGTTTCTGTATAATTTCTTATTTGATCTACAAGTTCTGAGTATGTTGTCATATTATCCTTCTATAGTAACTGGACCTGAAGTGCAAAGCATACCTCCAAATCTTACATTTGTTTGATCTGATGTTTCTCCAGTTACATTAAATGTATAAGAATCTGCATCTCCTGCGGGAACAGTAATCGTATATCCACTAGCATATTCTAATTTAGCTTGACTAAATCCAGAACCACCTTGACAATTTCTAAATCTAACTGTTTCTCCAGTTGTTCTTCCATGATTAAATTCTATTACAGTAATTGTTCCTGAACTATTTGTAGAATAAAAAGGATTTCCAGTCAATAATCTAGCTGCGGGAGTTTCTACTCTTGCTGGCCTAGCATTTTGTAAAGCTTGTGGATCTGGTGCAATTCTAAGTGGTTGTAATTGAGGTTGCTTGGCTTCAAATTCAGTATAATGAACCAATGATCCTGTCCATTCTTTAACCATTTCTCTATAAGGAAATTGTAATCCACTTCGGTCCGATATAGCTAAAGCATTTTTACCTGTTGCAAATTTAGCCATACTAACCTACCGATGGAAAATATGCTTGTGGTGTTAAATAAAGACTTGTTCTAGCTCCATCTTGATCAGCAGCCCTACGCCACTCATCTTCATAAATTAATTTTAAAGCTTGCATTCTTTCAGGTGCTTTTTTTAAAGCTAAATAATATGCAAGTCCTGCAGTCATAGCAGGTAAAAAACGAAAAGGAATTTGTGCATTCTCAGTATATGTATCAATATCAAACATTCTAATCATCGCATAATATTTTAAAGTATATGTTCCACTAGCAGGAACGGCTGGATATAAATATAAAGTTGGATTAATTTCTCTTTGAAAATAATATTGTGAAGGTCTGCCTGAAGTAGCTTTATTAGGCATATTAAAATAAGTAGCTCTACTTATAGAAGTAGCAGCATAATCATAAGTTCCATCATTTATAACTACGTCTGTAATATCAATAATTGCTGAAGCATCAGCTGCAGCAGATCCATATAAACTTGTTCCTGTTACAGATTGAGCATCTGCAGCTAAAGTTTTATTAGTTTGTTGAATAGTCCATAAATTAAGACCTCTATTTGCCCAATCAGCTAATAATAAATTAAGTGATCTTTTTGCTGTTCTAAGGTCATATCCATCACGAATCATTATTCCACATCTCTCATATGCTTCTTGAATCATATCATTGATTGCTAAATCAAAAGATTTTGTACTAGAATAAGTTGGCATCTATCTTCCTTGTCTATTATATTTCTTCCAACAACGCCTTTTTGATTTATTTTTAGGGCGAGATCGAGAAGAACAGCCTATACTAGTCCTTTTTTTGACTGGTGTAAAGTATTCGTTAGAAGGTGTTTTAGCCATACTTTATAAGTAAGTTATTGCTCCCATAACCCATAAAGTTCCAAAAATAACATAAGCTATAGTTACTGGTTCCATTATTTACGTTCCAAAATCTTTTTTATTTTAAGCTCACCTTCTAAATCTGGTTCTAATTCTGCTAACACTTGACCACATTCATAGCGAATAACATTTGTTCTACTCTCTGATAAGTTGCGCTCACTTTCTCTTTTAACTTTAAGGCAATGTGATAAACCATCTGTTTTCATAAATCCATCCATGGATCCATTTACAATCATCATCATTGCAAAAACTACCTCAGTTACTGCCATTTTGCCTCACTTTGTCTTTTAAGTTTTCTACGTCTGTTTGCATTTTTTCTAATTGAGTTTTTAGAAAGTCTATATTTATATTATTACTTTCAATAGATTGCACTTCTTTTTCCATGACCTCATTTTGACCAGCTAGAAACTCAATTAACATATAGAGCTCCTGATTTACGGGGGTCTGCTCAGCTTTTTTTAACAAGTCAGCTTCCATTAATTGTCTTGCAGTCTCAAGTTGGGTTAGCCTTTGAGTCAAATCGCTGTAGGCGAAGATCCCAATTCCTATGGCTGCAATCAACCCAATTAGGTTTCTCATAGGCATACTAATCGCTGTGTTATCAGATATTTTCATTTTACCCTCCTAAAGGATTTTCTAATGCTCT